TTGCGAATTTGTATCAATAGTCAAAAGTGTTCCAAAGCCTGAAACAATTGTACCGGATCCTGCAAACGAATCGCTCGGCGATTTATCCGACTATGAAGAAATCCTGGATGATGGAGACGTACCGTTTTAAGTTACAATTTAATTACAAAATAAAGTTAATTGCATATTTTAATGCAAAATCAGCAGTGAATCTGCCCATTAGTGAGGGGGTGTTAATATAACACAGGAACAAATAGACGCCGTTAATTTTGAAGAAGCTGAAATCGAATCTATAAAAGGCATAATTGAACATATTGCTTATTTTGACGAAAATAATGAAGAAAGAAAACAAACGTTAAGTAAACTGCGTGAAAAAGCGGCAAAAAGTGAAATGATAAAAATATTTGACCGTATATTATTTGATTTTAAAGCAAGCAACTGCGAATATCTTGCACAGAATCAAATTGATATGTCTTATGATTATTGTCTGGAAGATTATTCGACTACAGCCCCGTACGAGGAAATAAGCAGATATACAGACCCTTTTGAGAAAACGGTTCAGCTGGAAAGTGCAGCAATAAAAGCTAAAAAGGTAGGTTTTACAAGTTTCAAGAAGGCATATAACAATTATGAAAAATCTCTGCGATTAATAAAAGTAAAACCCAATATAAGCCTATCGCACCCAACGGATTTTCCGATGCAGCCCATAGAGCTGGAAGCCGGAGAATGGGACTGCGACGCCGAGGGTGTTTCAAAAACCACTATGAGCAATCATGAGATTGCGTGCCTGCATCCGATCATGCCGACAGAACGTCTCGTGAATATTGATACGGGTGAAGAAAAGCTTAAAATAGCGTACTTCAAGGGCAAATATTGGCGTGAGATCATAATAGGCAAAAAAGAGCTGTTTGATGCTTCAAAAGTAATCCAGTTAGCGGCAGTAGGAGTGTCAGTCACTTCAAAAAGTGCAAAGCTTTTGTCGGAATATTTATGCAGTATTGAAGCGTTGAATTACGATTCTTTGCCGGAACGTGAAAGTGTATCAAGACTTGGTTACATAGGAGACGGAAGAAATTTTTCACCTTATGTTGACGGACTTGTTTTTGACGGAGACGCAAATTACAGTACTATTTATAATGCGATCAAGGAACACGGAGATTTTGCAAAATGGAGAGAAACCGCAATTAAATGTCGATACGCTAATATAACAGCGCAAATAATGCTTGCGGCAAGCTTTGCAAGCGCACTGATAAAAAAAATCGGAGGACTGTGCTTTTTTGTTCATTTGTGGGGAGTAGAATCCGGAACAGGTAAAACCGTTGCACTTATGCTTGCGGCGTCGGTGTGGGGAAATCCTGCAATCGGACAGTACGTCCAGACGTTTAACGCAACACAAGTAGGGCACGAAAAAACAGCGGCATTTTTAAACAATATACCGATGTGTATAGACGAGCTGCAATTGTCCAAGGACAGTCACGGCAGAAGTAAATTTGACGTATATCAGCTGTCTCAGGGAGTAGGACGTACAAGAGGTACAAAATCGGGAGGAATAGATAAGACCCCCGTATGGGATCTATGCATACTGACTACAGGAGAATCGCCGTTAACGTCCGATAATTCGGGCGCAGGAGCGGTAAACCGTGTAATTGACATTGAGTGTAAAGCAAAGGACGCCGTAATAAAAAACGGCATGGAAGTTACTCAAAGCATTAAAATGAATTACGGTCATGCAGGAAGAATTTTTATTGAAAGTCTCAACGATGATGTTATAGCCGAAGCCAAGGAGTTGTACAGCAAATATTACAAGGAGCTATCCTCCGGAAGTACGACTGAAAAACAGGCAATGGCGGCGGCAATGCTGCTTACAGCGGACGAGCTTGCAGACAGGTTTGTTTTTAAAACCGAAAAACATCTGACGGTCAGTCAGATATCAGAATTTTTGAAAAGCAAAGCGTCTGTTTCAGCCGGAGAACGAGGTTATAGCTATATGTGCGACTGGGTTGCGATGAATTCCAACAAATTCCGAGCTGACAATGAAAATTCAGACGTATACGGTGTTATTCTTGACAACTGGGCGTACATAAACGGAGCGGTTTTCCGCAAGGCCGTCAAGGACGCAGGATTTGACGACAGGGCGTTGCTTTCGTGGCTTAAAACTAATGGATTGATTTTAACAAGAGGGCGCAGATTTACCCGTGGCAAGAGAATTAACGGCGTAAATGTTGAATGCGTTGTAATGAGACTTCCGGTGGGTGAAGACGAAATAAATATTGAAGATTATGAAGACCTATTATAATGTGGCACTGTTTGTGGCATTGTCTGTGGCAAAAGTGTCTATCAAGAAACGGCGTATTTACGAGGTTTGCGGGGCGTGTGGCACTGTGGCACATTTCCCCCCTATATATAAGATATATATCAAAATATATTATAATTTCCCCGTTTCAATAATAAAAAGTTTTTCTGACGAAACAATGCGCGATTTTGTGCCACAGTGCCACAACACGTTATAAACTACATAGATACGTGATTGAATTTGTGGAACAGCAAAGCCACAGTACGCCACATATGCCACATAAAGGAGTGATAAAAAGTTGTGATACAATTAAGAGATTATCAGATTGAATGTATTGATATTCTTGACAATAAAGGTCATGGACGTTACCTTGTTCAAATGGCTACCGGACTAGGAAAAACCGTTACATTTGCAAATATCAGACGTCAGGGACGTATGCTTATACTTTCCCATCGTGAAGAGCTTGTGCGTCAGCCGTTAAAATATTTTGACTGCACAACCGGAATTGAAATGGCGTCGGAACGTTCTCATGGGGAAGAAATCGTATCGGCAAGCGTGCAGAGTATTGTTCACAGGCTTGATAATTTTGATCCTGATGAATTTGATGTGATTATAGTTGACGAAGCGCACCATTCAGCCGCCGGAACGTACAGAAAAGTACTGGAGCATTTTACACCGCGTCAGGTAATCGGTTTTACCGCTACTCCGAACAGAGCAGACAAGGCAAGGCTTGACGATATTTATCAGGAAATAGTATTCAGACGTGACTTAAAATGGGGAATAAAAAACGGATATCTTTGTGACATTGACTGCAAAAGAATTGATATCGGTTACGATTTATCGGCGGTACATACACGCTGCGGAGATTATGCGCCCGGAGAATTATCAGAAGCCATGAGCGGTACGGAGGACGCAATTGCAGAGGCTTACAGGGATATGGCAAAAGGCGCAACGCTGATATTTGCCGCAAGCGTAAGTCATGCTGAATCAATTGCTGAAAAAATTCCCGATTCGGTCGTTATTACCGGAAAAACAAAAAATCGTGAGAATATCATTAATGCGTTTACCGAAAGAAAAATCCCTTGTCTTATAAACTGTATGGTTTTTACCGAGGGAACAGATATCCCGCTTGTTGAAACGGTAATTATAGCGCGTCCTACTCAGTCGGACGGCTTATATACTCAGATGGTGGGACGGGGTTTAAGACTTCATCCGGATAAGGAAAAATTAACGCTGATCGATTGCGTTGGAATTACGGGAAAACGCTCCCTTTGCACAGCACCGTCATTGTTAGGAATAGATATCAGTAATATTTCAAAAGCACAGCAGGATAAGCTTGAGGGGGATTTATTCGAACTGCCTGAAAAAATTGAACGTGCGGCGGATACACCGTCCAGCTGGATAAGAAATATTGAAATTGTGAATCTGTGGGCACGGGAACAGCAGTATAATTTACATGATATTAATTTCTTCCAGATGCCGGACGGACGTTTGATATGTAATCTTCCAGATAGAATAAAGCTGATTATACCTTGCCCGGACGAACTAGGAAACGTGATCTATAATGGCAGCCGAACTGATATGCAAAGTGCAATTGATACGGTGTACACAGAATTAAATGAAAATTATTCCGACAGTGAATATATCTGGAATCTTGAAAAAGCCAAGCGTTGGGGACGTTATCCTGCGTCGGACAAGCAAATAAATCTGATAAAAAGAAAATGCAGGAATGAGGAGATTGACTTTGACAGTCTTACTAAATTACAAGCGTCTCAGATATTAAACAGAGTAATGGGAGGTTGATTTTTATGACAGAAGCACAGCATCAGATAAATGTGATCAAATGGACTCAGCAGCCTGGTATACGGCGTAAATATCCGGAACTGAAATTACTGTATCACATTCCTAACGAGCGTAAATGCTCCCAGATACAAGGCAGACAGCTAAAATTACAGGGTGTTAAATCAGGTGTTCCCGACTTACATCTTCCCGTTGCGCGGGGCGAATATCTCAGTCTTTACATAGAGCTGAAAGCCGAAAAGGGGAAAGTCTCGGATAACCAAAATTGGTGGATCACTGAATTGCAGGAACAAGGTAATAAATGCGTTGTTTGCCACGGTTGGGAAGAAGCCGTTAAATCGTTGGAGGAGTATTTATGCGGACAAAGGAAATAGAACTGTCTGCTGCTAAAAACATTCCGCCGCCTAAGTACCTGACAATGCCGGAGATGTGTTTTTATATAACGTTGAGGTCGTTATACAGATATTACAAAAAAGGCGAGATTTCAAAAAATGACGCCAAAGCTGAAAAGCAGCAGATAATAGGTAAATGTACGGAATTTGAAGCGGCTTATGAACAATGGTGTTCGGTATACAAATCGTATCAGGATAATATTCGCAAGGCAGGAACGCTGATTAATGATATTGAAAAATCAGACAATGCGGAAGATATCGCCGTATTGGCATGCGAGGTAATAGGTATTATGATGGGTGACGCAAGTTTTACACAAAGGCAGAAGAAAAAAATTAAAAGGAGGATCTCATGAATGAGATAAAAATGACGGTTAAAGAAGCCATAGAACAATTAAATGACTTAAAGCGTGACCGTGAAGGTTTTGCTGAAAATGATGAGCCTGATTCCGTGTTTGCTTATGATATTAAGGCGATTGACGTGGCTATAACGGTTATGGAAGAAAAGCTGGAAAGGGACAAAGGCTGCGAATATTGCGCAGAAGATAAATGCAGACTATGTACCCTATTGTGTGACTATTGGGGTGATGGCGGCACGGACAAATGCAGCGCAGACGGAATTGACGATCCGTGTGCCTATTACAATCTAATTAATTACTGTCCAAAGTGCGGAAGAAGGTTGGTGAATGAAGAGGAGGTATTGAAAGATGAATGGAGTAATAAAAATGATTAGAGAAAAAATTGATAAAATAGTAAACAAATATTACAATGAAACCGATGAATGTTATAACAGTTTTCGTTATGATGATAAAGAAAATGAATTTTATATGGAAGAAGAAATCAAAGAATATTTAACGGTTGAAAAGGTTGATTTTAAAATTGAAAATGTAAGCGGATATAGTAACTGCGGATATGACAGCAATTTTCTTGTGGTCACATGGATCGAAAACAATGAACTAAATTTATTTACGTTGTTGCTGGAAGAATATTAACATTAAGGTACAAAACATCGCAAGTATGAGCCATACCGCAATTATTATAATGCTGGAGAAAGAGACAAAGCAGAACTTGACAAACTGGTTGAAATCGGTTTTATGAAAAAAAGCAGTGAAGATTATTATCATGTTACCGATGACGGAAAGACATTTATTTATTATGTTACTGGTGTTCAAATTTTACCGGATATGAAATGAGGTATTGAAAGATGAATAGAGAAATATTATTCAGGGGGAAAACAGGCGATGAATGGGTTTACGGTGATTTAAGCCGCTTAAAAAATGCAATAACAATAACTAAAAGAAATTTTATATATCCGTATATAGTCATGCCC